TTTTTTTATTCCGGTTTAGCTCAGTTGGTAGAGCACCTGACTGTTAATCAGGTTGTCGTCAGTTCGAGCCTGACAACCGGAGCTCATGAGACATCCTGCAAAGGGTGTCTTTTTTTAATATTATTTGCAGGTCTTTAAACAAGGATTAAGAACAGGCAGGACCAGTCATGAATAACTGGTTTAACTTGACCCGCTGTACGATCACTCTCATAATATGTACCAGCCATCACAAATGAAAGAAGTGACAGACATGGACAATCGATTACAATTACGCCAACAAAATAAAAAGCACGCCCATCGTGGACTTAAGATCTTTTCAATTATCATGGGTGTGTTGATCTTGCTCATTATCGCAGGGGTTTTCTTTTTCCCTCAACTGAATAACACGGTTCGTAATGTGACGGGTAATGACACGCCTGTTGATTCTGCAGTTAAAGCTCGTCTCGTTTCCGGCATTACAGCTCAAAAGACTGGTGATGCGACAACCGATGCAGCTATCCAACGGGCTGCCGATACGTTGAAAGCAACCAAAATGAGTACGATTATGGCTGCGGCTAAGGATCAAGATCAGGCTGCTTCACTTTTACAAAAGGCATCTGGTGTTAATCATAGTCAAGCAGAAATGGCTGCTGCGGCGCTTTTTCAGGAGAGTTCTGTAACGCCAATTCGCCAAGCGATTGCATCAGGCGATTACTATCAGGCTTATCAAGATGCTAAAACGCTGCAACAACAGGGTGGAACAAGTGCCTTAACTAGTTTCTTGTCAGGACAATGACTCAGAGCATCGATTAACCTGCAACACAATCATTCGAAAGCTGAATGTTGTGTTGCAGGTTTTTTTAATAAGAATGCGCCTCGAATGTGTGAAAAGGTAAGAGGCGCTTTTATGTAAAAGAAAAGCCACTCCCGAAGAAATGGCTTTTGATCTTAAATCTTGTTGGGGTGATTTTGTGAGTGAACGCGATACGAGAAAATGAGTTCGTTATGTGCGCGAATCAATCGGCCCGATACTGTCTGGTCTGACATCACCATGCCACCTGGCAGTAATGCATGGTGGTACTGATAACCAGGGAAAAAAGGTGCCGTTAGTTCGAACTGATGACCTGTCTTTGTGTGCAAGACCTGCACATCACGTAAGTCTTGTTGATGTTCATCCACATATTTAATCACCAATGTTGCTGGTATCGGCTGTGACGTTAAAGAGGCGGTTGCGCTGTAAATAAAGATCAGTTGTTGTTCATCTTTGGTCATAACTCCGACCACTGTAGGATCGCCAACCTCACTGCCATCTGGTAGAACAGCCTTCTGAAAGTTATAGCCAATCAGAGTCGGTGCCGTTAGCCGAAAACGCTGACCCACCGGGTTCGTTAAATGGTTCTCAGGCCCAAGGGACTTGCCGGTCTCATCAACATAATGAATGGTTAATTTTACTTGTGCCAAAATGTCCCTTCCTCTGTGATGTCCAGAAAATGTTGCGGTTAAGCATTGCGAGCTGTGAAGCGTGCTTGTTTGATGGTCGGGTTTTCGAGCTCATCTAGCAAGGCAACGGCAAGTGTGTCGCTATTTAAGACAGATTTGCCGCTATCATCTTTCAACAGCTCGTCTTTACCACGTACGTAGGCTGTAGCTGGTCCAGGCTGAAAGTTAGCGCTTGGCGAAATACCAAGCCAGTTTACATTATCGGTCCACCGTAACAACTGCAGTTCCCGAAATTGATTCAATGGTGTATTAATAAAAGCAGCAGCGCGTGGATCTTTTTTTAATGTATCATACAATGTCTGGTCGCCATTTTTTAGACTGCCTGCGCCAAGAATAAAAATCACACGTGGCTTATCAGTGTTGCGTAACTCATGAATTAAGTGGTCGGCCAGATCAATGTGGAGATAAGCTTGCTCAACAGTTGTCGCAAAAGCATCAATAACAGCGTCATAACCCGTCAACTGCTCGCGCGTCAACGTGAACGCATCTTGTTGAATCAGATCTGCATCCGGTGGCAAGATTCCAACACTTTTATCTGGATGGCGAACATAACCGGTCACTTCATGGCCTCGTTTGAGGGCCTCCTTAAAAATAGCCGAACCTGCATGTCCTGTGGCACCAATAATCGCAATCTTCATCTAAAACAACATCCTTTCATGACGATTCGTTTCTTTTTCATGATACACTTACAAAAAGTAGATGGACAATCATTTTAACTTAGAAAACGATTCTGCCAATGATCTCATTTAGCATCAAAAAATGCTTTACAGTGCGATAGTGCTCCTGTATAATCTTACTTGTTGTTCAGCAATGGCCCGTTGGTCAAGTGGTTAAGACACCGCCCTTTCACGGCGGTAACATGGGTTCAAATCCCGTACGGGTCAGTATGCCGGCTTAGCTCAGTTGGTAGAGCATCGGTATCGTAAACCGAGGGTCACAGGTTCGACTCCTGCAGCCGGCATTCATTAGCGTTCTTTAGCCTCTTTTAGCTTCAGAGAATGCCTTTAAATCAACGTTTTAGCCCTTCTAGCTTTTGTTAGGAGGGTTTGTTTTTGTATTTAGGGGGACAAAAAGGGGACAAAGATATTCAAAGCCGATCCATGGCAGCCGTGGCTTTCAAAGCTTCTTTCTTTTTCTGAGAGTCCAAAAGATGACCGTATACTCGCATGGTGATTGTGATGTCTGAATGGCCAAGACGTTTTGAGATGTAATAGATGTCAATGCCTTGACTAATTAGATAGCTAACGTGGCTGTGACGAAGGCCGTGGAAAGTAATTTGTTTTTCTTTTGGGATCCCTGCATTGCTTTGCAAAATCGCAAGTGCCTTATTGCAGGCTGTGTCAGTAATGACCGTGTGCCATTGATTCCGCATGATCATTTGATCGGCATCTCTATAACCAGTTCGCAAGTATGCTGCCATTTGCTCTTGATGAATGCGCTCGAGTAGCTTAATAACTGCTGGTGACACTTCAATATCTCGTATTGACGCTTCGGTTTTTGTCGGCTTGAATCCAGTCCCATACTGATGATCCCAAGAACGGGTAACATGTATCACGTTGTTAATAATATCTATATCAGCCCACGTGAGTGCTAAAACCTCAGAAACCCGCATGCCTGTCATTGCCCCTAAATACACTGCAAGCGCCCCTATGCTTCGATATGAAGCCTTATCGGCCGCCTTAGACTTAACCTGTGCAAAGTCGTCCTGATCAAGCACTTTAACTTTGCTTCCTGAACGGATTCCACCAACCTTGGCACCAAAAGTGAAGTCAGAAAAGAGCAGACGATCATTGATGGCTGCCTTAACCATTGAGCGGACATAGCTATTCATCTTGCTGACAATATCCTTTGAGCGTTCGCGAGGGCCTTTGCGTGTGGTCTCTTTCTTGCGGTCCTTACCGGCAGCAAAATCATTCAAGAAACGTTGCCATTCGATTGGACGGATTGAGCCAAGCTTACGGCCGTCAAAACGTGACTTCAAATGTTTTCTTAGCAACGTGTATCTATATTCAGTATTGAGGGACTTATCGCCTGACTTATAAGCATCAATCCATTGATCCCAATAATCCAAAAACAGTGTCCCGGCTTTGGAAGGATCGCCACCACGTTTGAGGTCATCTTCCACAGCTTCTGCAGCGTCTTGTGCAGATGATTTAAGCCGATACCCGCCGTGTGAAGCAACCAGCTGTTTACCGGCGGAGTCCGTATACTTAACCCGGTATTCCCAATATTTGCCGCGTTTCCTAAATGTTGCCATGCAATCTTCCTCCTTTTCTGGTAAAATATAGTATACAAAGAGCCTTATGACTCCGAGTATTTGTTAGGCGTCTACCCGTTCACTTTAGCCAGTGGGGTAGGCGCTTTTTTTGCTATTTTCTCCTACTTGATTTTTTCTTGTTAAGCGCCTCGTTTACGTTACTGAGTGGAATATCTTTGATGAATCGTTTCTCTCTAATTCTAGAAAAGGGGACAACAATCTTGTAATTTAGTTCTGTTTTTTCTTTATCACTAAAGACTTCGGTGTTTGAAATGTCTAGGAGAACTGAGTGCTCATATTTTTTGATCGGTTCTCCTTCAAAATTTTTCCAGCTTTTATCGCCAAACTTATAAGAGATTACTGTAATTGGTTTCATAGATGATACCTCCTATAACGAGAATGCGTTGTGAAAAAATAATTTAGAGAAAACAAAAGCCCACGTTGCTGTGAGCCTGAAACGAACCTTGCCTTGACTAAAAAAGAATCAGCTTAATGAGGCCTCCAACAATGGCAACGACAATAGCCCACGCTAAAGCACGTGTTATCGATTCCTTTTCAGATAAAACAGCAGTAGTAGTTTTTAGTTCATCGAGTCCGTCAGCTTTGATTGAAATTGCATTAACCGATTTTGTTAGTGCGTCAATCTTTATGTTGATAATATCAAGCTTGTGATTAGCGTCTTTCTCTGCAAACTTTAATTGATCTTGAGTCACGGTATTTTCATTTGTCATGTTATCCGCCTCCTTGGTTTTATTATACTCTGTTTTGCTTTTACCCGTTGCCGTAGTAATCCTATATCCCTTGATGAATGCCCTTATAGAAGAGGATCGTTTTATCTCTGTATCAGTTCTAAAGATAACTTTGCTAATCCCGGCATCAATCATTCTTGTCACCTCGTGAAACAAACAGATATGCAGTAGCCTTAGCATCATTATCGAAGGATATATCAAACCTTAGCCGATTCACTCCCTTAAGCTCTAATTTGTCAAATACAACGAAAAGAGTTGCATCAACAATGCCATATGTTCCTCTTGCCTTCAATGAAGAGGCGTCCATGGGTTGCTGGCTAGCTTCGAGCATAACGTTTCCATTCTGATCGCTTACGGACAAAGTTAACGTATGCTTATCTAAAGTGAAATTAATGACTTGAACGTGAATATCGATGTGAAGTTTAGTGCTATCTAACGGGAGCACCATCATCGGTTTGGATTTGTCTTTCTCCGTGAAGTAGATGGCATTAATTATTGGCCGATCCATTTTGCTGTCTCCTATCTTAAATACCAAGCTTTTGTATCCAGTCGATGCTCAGTTAAACTGCTCGACATTTTGATCATCGTCTTGATCACTAGCGCAAGCGGTTGTTGCGCCAGCCAACAAAACAATGAGTAAGATGGCAATTACCTTTTTGAGCATGATGGATCACCTTCTTTATTGGTGTACGATACAAGCCCCACTCTCCGGCTTGCACGGGGACGCCGCTTGCGTGGGGTAAGGGACTAAATAAGACCGAACAGTATAATTATTATAATAATTGGTATTGTGCATCCTAAAGTCATAGCACAACCGAAGTCGCTAAAAAATTTCCCGGTTTTGTCAACTGATTGTGAAAACTTATCAGCACCATTGGCAACTTTTTCCCATGAATTGATTGGCGTACCATCCTGATGTTCACCTGGATAAATTATTTTAGCCCCGCAGTTGGGACAAAAGCGCTCGCCTTTAAGCTGATGTTTACAATTCAGACAATAAGGCTTTCTTTTTGCTGCGTACATTTTTTTGCCGACTTCAGACCATTCTTCACCAGTATTATTTTTGAGCGTCTTAGCTGGTTGCTGATCTTCGGCGATAAGTTTTAAAGTTACTGGGTCTCTATAAGTTTTGACAGTAATAGAACCATCGCTTCGTGTACTTGTTTGTTTATATGTCCCCCCGTGTATAGATACCCACAGTTCCACTTTGTCATTTAGATACAAGGCTGAGAATGTTTTGACTTTGTCGTTCGGTATCTTTCCAATGAAGTACTTAGTTTGCCTAATTTCGGCATATACTTTCCCATCAATATCGACTGAAACTGGTTGATTTAAGGCAGCAAACTTACTTAGTTGCCATATCTTATTTTCAAAAGCAGTATCAATAATTTCGGAGTTGCTGAGACCATCATATGCTTGCCCTGCATCAACCTGGTCTTCCGATAACAGATTCATCCATTCAGAAATCTGAGAGTCCTGAGTATCTAATAATGTACATATTTTTGTCATAATCCAACATCAACATCTTTCTACAATTAATAAATGAATTTTCCGATTATACTGATATCATCTGCTTTTACCAGTTGATTGCAAGCTAATTCAACAATGAACAGTCAGTAGTTTTCATAAAACCGTTTAATGCATTGAACGGCATAATCCTCTAACCATTGTGGTATCGCTAAATCATTCATGAATTGGTCAATGTTTGCTGATTCTTCTGGAATGTCTGCGAAATACATTGGAACGATAATTGATAGCGCACGTTGGTTGGCTCCATTCTCTGTACGGCTTTTAGTGTATTGATTTGTGTATCGAAGTTTACCGTTATCCCCGTTGAGAATATGTGCACATTCATGAGCTGCTTGAAATGGCAACTCATTTGCATTAGGCCATTTGTTGTTAAGAATAATTAGGCGAGCTTCTGTATCAACCAAAGGGCCTTGGTCCTCGTGTAAGGGGATAGTAGAGCATCCTATATTGTGATCCCAAGCATAGTCAATCACCTGATTCAACAAGTCCTCTATATAATCATTCATGACGATCACGCTTTTTGCTGCTATTTTTGCGTCGTTCCAAAATAGCTTGAATGATTTCCCAATCGTCTTGGCGAACAGGCTGTCCTTGATAGGTAAAGATGTTTGTTCCTGACAGATCAACAGGTTTAGAACCTTCATTGTTAGGATTGGAGTTATCCGTATTGCCAAGTAAATAATCCACAGAAACTTGAAGAACATCAGCAACTTTCTGAACATTCTCGGTAGATGGGGTCATCTTTTTCCAACGGTAGATGCTGTTAATGCCTATACCTGCTTTCAGAGCTAATTTTTGGAGTGACCACCCTCGATTTGAAGCTAGTGTTTTTATTCTGTCGTAAGTACTCATGAGACGAGTTCTCCCGGTCATGACGAATTATTTATCACAAGTGGTTGACAATTTATCACGTGTGGTTTACTATTAATTCATCAAGTAATTAAGCAAACATCAACAAGCTTATCCATCCATGTCTTTGGCGAGAACGGTGGATAAGTAGATCGTATGTCTTATTTGCTATGCCATTAATTTACCACTCGTGATAAATTAATGCAACTGCTTGATTAATTAATTAAATGTAGGAGGTGAGTACATGGTAAACGTGCAGCTCAATTGGACTGCTAATCGTAATGACTGGAAAGGCTATTTATTACATCTGAATTTGTCACAACTCGACATTGCTAAATTTCTTGGAATCAGTGATCAGGTAATGGCAATTCTAGTTAAGAAGATGACTGACGGCCAGGGATTAACTGCTAATCAAATTGACAAAGATCGTTGGAAGCGAGCTATCGAATACGTCAAATATAAGCAGTCACAGAAAAAGGAGGGATAGCAATGAATGAACTACAGGAATTTAATTTTCAAGGCAACCAGCTTCGAACGGTATTGATTGATAGTGAGCCGTTCTTCGTAGGCAAAGATGCCGCGACAGCAATTGGATATAAGAACTTTCGGGATGCGCTCAAGACCCACGTTAAGGCAAAGTACAAAAGGGAGTCGCGAATCACGACCCCCTTCGGAACTCAAACAATGACGGTAATCTCCGAACCCGGCCTTTATCAGCTAGCCAGTGAAAGCAAGCTGCCTAGCGCCGATCCTTTTCAAAATTGGGTATATGAACAAGTTCTCCCATCAATCCGCAAGCATGGTGCCTACATGACGCCTGAAACGATTGAGAAGGCCATCTATAATCCAGACTTCATTATCAATCTGGCAACGCAGCTAAAGGACGAACAAGCCAAAACAGCGGCACTTACGGCTGATAACGAAACAATGAAGCCTAAAGCGTTGTTTGCAGACGCGGTAGCCACAAGTCACACAACTATCTTGGTCGGTGATCTTGCCAAGGTAATCAAACAGAACGGTGTTGACATTGGTGCCAAGCGGTTGTTCGCCTGGCTACGTGAGCAAGGCTATCTGATCAAGCGGATTGGTGCCGACTATAACTCGCCGACACAACGCGCGATGGAGCTAGGCTTGTTCGAGGTCAAGGAAACGGCGATCAGTCACTCGGACGGCCATGTAACAGTTCAGAAGACCCCAAAGGTGACCGGCAAAGGCCAGCAGTATTTTATCAACAAGTTTCTACAAAAGGGGATGACGGTTTGAACGAACGCAATGAAAAAATGCCCATTAATGCCAGCGACACCAATGAGCACTCTAGAATTTCAGCAGATATGAGTACAAGCATCGTAATTAACGGCCATCATAGCGATTAATTGCGATCATCAAAAAGTTCGTGCAGGGTTTCCTGAATTAAACGAATTGAGAAACTTTTGCTGTCCTTATTGGACTCAGAAACAGCATCAATAACGTCACTAGCATGAATAGTGACGTTGAGTTCTGGCTCAAGCTTGTCGACTGCCCGTTGCAGAGCATCATCAATCTTTTTAGGCTCCAAAACAATCACCTCCTTTCGGTTTCATTATCCGTCAGGAGGCGACTACAGGAAAGGAGGAAATGCCATGCCGTTGTTGCAGGTTGTTGAAGATGATCAGATTTCAAGCAAAAAGTATTTAGCGGTCGATGAAGAAGAACTGGCAAAGATGATCAAGGAGAACCAAGAGTTAAAACGCAAGCTAGCAGCACGAGGCATGTGGACGCTCACCACCGCAACAAGCTATGTCGAAGGACATAACAACACGTGGGTAGTTAACAATATCTTGAACGTCCCACGCTTCCACAAGTTCTTGCAAGATACCGTGGTTTCATATCCACCGCCTGGCAAAAAGGGGTATCTGTTTCATCCGAAACCATGGCTCGAGTTCTTAGACAAATGGTTCCCAGAGATTTCAAGGTCACTTAGAGAGAAGGTCAAATAATGATTGGCTATTTACTAATTGCTGGTGGCTTCGGCGTGATCGTTGGTCACTGCTTAGGCCACAGCGGAAATTGGAGGCAGTGGATTGAATGAAGCAGCTATAGCTAAGCTAGGTACACTTATCTCCTACTTGTATACCCAGGCTGAGAACGCACGTCTCGTTGGTCATAATTACCGTCAAGGAACGGATCAGACGCGAGCTTATGCCATGGGACGAGAAGACGGCTTGCAAACCGCCATCAGCTTAATCAACGAAATAATGGGCAAAACAAAAACCGCTAAGCGCTAGAACACTTAACGGCCAAAAATGAGGTTTCACATTGAGTGACCTCATTATATCACAGAAAGAAATGAGGTAAAACAATGGCCAGAGAAATTGGCAAGCAGCTTGATCGTCTTGAATCACTTGCATACAAAGTAAGAACTGATCAGTACCTTTTGGATTATTTGAGAGAATGGGCAGAAACCAAGTGCGATCTATTCAGGGATGATGATCCTCACATGACCGATGGTGAGAAGATTCAAGACCGGCTGTTCCTAAAAGACAACTTTAAAAAATACATGGATATCTTGGGTCAAACATCACTCGATATGATCAAATTCGAAGCAGACTTAATGGATGTTCGCCAAAACATTGCCGATCAATGCTTCCCTGAAGGCGGTGTCGATCATGAATGAAAGCCCTAGTTACTATGCCATCATTCCAGCAGGTGTGCGCTATGACAAACAGCTACCACAAGGAGCAAAGCTTCTGTACAGCGAGATCACGGCGCTCAGCAGTAAGAGCGGCTATTGTTGGGCGAGCGATCAATACTTTATGACTTTGTACGAGGTAGGTCAAACTACTATACAAAGATGGCTACGTGCTTTAGAAGACAGCAGATATATTGAACGTCATGTCAAATACAAAGACGGTACCAAAGAAATTGAAAAAAGGTATATCAAAATTCGTACAGACCCTATGCCCAAAAATGGTAATACCTATAGCCAAAAACGGGTATACCCTATGCCCAAAAACGGGCAAGAGAATAATACAAGTATTAATAAAAACATACGTGCATCCAGCACGTTAGAGAGTGACTTTGAAAAGCTCTGGAAACTGTATCCAAAGAAGATCGGCAAGAAGCCGGCACTAGCTGCGTACAAACGGGTAATGAGTAGAAAGAAGAACCCTGCTACCAACAGACAAATTCAGGATGGCATTGTGGCTTATCGACAGCTAATCAAGAGCAAAGGCACAGAGAAGCGGTTTGTCAAAGACGGTAGCACTTTCTTCAACCAAGAGGCATGGAACGATTATCTTGAGGTCGTAAAGGAAGAACGAAATGAGCAGGAAGCTAGAAAGCCTAAGTTCGATCCCAAGAAAACTGCTATTGCAATGTATATCGACTACAACAGTCCTGACAGAGTGCTTGAAGAAATCCAAGCGCAGGGTATTCCAATCAATCCAGAAGATGCTAAACGTTACATTGCTGAATACGATGAAGGGAGGCAACAAGCTTGACGAAAAAGCTTTATGACCCTAGCAATCCTGAACCGCATGTCATGTATGGCTTATATACGAAGCCGGAACTCATCAAGTCTGAATGGATTGATCCTAAATGGTTTAACAACCAGCAATACGCTGCAGTAGTTGCCTACATGAACAAGTTGCCAGGTGACGTCGATACGCTGGAATTGCAGGATGGTTTTGCTACAGCTCATCCTGGCGTGATGTCAGTAACAGATTGGCAATACATTATGACCAGCGATTTTGGCACCTCACGTTTTGACTGGTGGGTAGGCAAGCTAAAACGGGATTATTTCCGTAGTCAGCTCATTCAAACAGCACAAGCGTACTCGGAAGAACCAAGCGAGGACAATCTTACCGCGATGATGGTTGCCTCACAGAATGCTACTGCTGCCAGTCAGACGGTAACTGAAAGCAGCATTGCAGATTTGGCAGCGGCCATGGAGGACAAAATGATACATGGTGCTACTGACAATGGGATTAAAACGTACTTCACTCTTAACAACATTCTGGGCGGTGGTTTGATGCCGGGACGTTTGTTGACGATTGGTGCGCGCCCTGGTGTCGGTAAATCAGCATTCGCGGTTAATCTCATCATTGAGGCTTTGAAACAGCAACCGGAATTGACAGTTGATATGTTTTCACTTGAAATGTCAAATGCAGAAAACTACAACCGTTTGCTGGCATGCAAGACTGGCATCAGTGCTGGTAAATTCATCAACCCGCAGAAAAGTCTAAGCGATGCTGAGAAGGTTGAGGTTGAAAAGGCGGGAAACGTCCTTAAAGACTATCACTTGCAGCTTTACGACAAGCAGGTGGAATTACCGCAGATTGTCAAAACAATGCGACAGCGAGCCGCTGATGCAGATAAAGGCTACCTTGCGATTGTTGATTATCTCGGGCTGATTGGTGTTCGTAGCCAAGCCGATCGCCGTCTGCAAATCGAAGAGATCACCCGTCAATTCAAAGTGCTGACCAACGAGCTTGGTATCCCGATTGTCTTGCTTAGTCAATTATCACGAGGTATTGAGAATCGTCAGGACAAGCAACCGGTACTCTCAGATTTACGAGAGTCGGGATCAATTGAACAAGATAGCAATGCTGTTGGATTCCTTTGGAACAGTGATCGGCAGAATGAAAAATCAGATATCCGTACTGTGACTTTAACAATTGCCAAAAATCGTGAAGGAGCACTTGGTAGCATTGACTTTAACTTTTTTGCACCAAAGTTGCAGTTTAAGGTGGCGTATTGAAATGGCTTATCCAACTATGACACTTAAAGAGTTCAATGAGTACATGCAGGAGGGACATTATCAATACTCGCTGTTCATCATTCTGCAGCTTGATGAAGCCATGGAATATTTAAAAAAAGCGCAACAAGCCGATGCGGATATGAAGAAGTTTTGGTATCAATGGGCGTACGTGACATTGGTCGATGCGTTAGAGACGGCTGAGTCAGAATATTATGGGGAAACTAGTGCATATTTACCGACAAAAGAAACTGATCCAGTAACGCGAGCTTACTGCCAAAACACATACGATATTTGGCGAGGATACTTGCAAAAGCTAAACGTGAGTTTACCAGAACAAAAATTTTGAGGAGGCAAAAGCATGATTGAGCATAAGAGCGAAACTAACAATGCAGGCCAAGATTGGGCACGTGAACGACTTCGCAACTTTCTTGACGATCATCATAGCTTGCCAATATACCGTTTTGCTTTGATTGCTGGTGTGAGTCGCATCACGATTGCTAGTTTTCTTAGTGGCAAAGAGGTAATGGGGATCACACTTACAAAGATAGCTAAAGCCATGGGGATATCGCCGGAAAAACTAAAACAGCCAATTAGCGAGCAAGAATACAAGAAACTACAGGAGGAATCTTCAAATGCAAGCAATTAAAGCAAAAATGATGGTCGGTGATCTGGTTGTGGTGCCTGATCGAGTATTCATGGGCGTGTGTGATCTTGGCGGTGTGGCACGAATCATCAGAATCGAGAAATACAACGCCAGAGGTGCAAGCCAAGACATCAACAAGCCAGTTGCTTTTGATGGCAAGACACCCAAAGAGTTAATCACAACGGTTGAAATGGTTGACGGCAAGCAACGTCAATACTATCTGAAGGACGTGAAGCCAGCGTGAATAGGATCATTATTCCATTGCCCCTCATGACTCTTAACCAGTACATCAAGGTTGAACGAGGCAATATGTTCGGCGGAGCAAAAGTCAAGAAACAAGCAACGGAAACGGTAATGTTGGCTGTGAGAAAAGCGATGAATCAGGGCGTGAAATTTCAATGGGGGAAACCCCTAAGTTTCGACTGGTATTGGTATGACAAGCGAACAGACCCGGACAACATCGCGTTTCAGCACAAGTTTATCTTCGACGGCATGCAAAAGGCTAAATTTTTAGAAAACGATAATTGGGATCACATTGTAGAACTGCGAGATCGGTTCTTTATTGACAAAGCTAACCCGAGAGTTGAAGTCGAAGAGATCGATTGAAGGGGGCCAATTAATGAGATCGCTAGAGTTATTTGCAGGAATTGGTGGCATCGCATTGGCTGAACAAATGGCTGGCATTGAAGTGGCCGGTTTGTGTGAGTATGCAGACTACCCGCGCGCGATTTTACAGAAGCACTGGCCAGATGTGCCACTTTTTAAGGACGTGACAAAACTTGATCGAGAAGAACTCACAAATGCAGGAATCAGCCCTGACTCAATTGACATTGTTTCCGGAGGATTTCCTTGCCAACCTTTCAGTATTGCCGGGAAGCGAAAAGGCACGGAAGATGACCGCAATCTCTGGCCAGAAATGTTTAGAATTATCAAGCAAATCTGGCCAACTTGGGTTGTTGGAGAAAATGTTGCTAACTTCGCAAACATGGAACTCGACCGCACGCTATCTGACTTGGAAGGCGCGGGATACCAAGCACGGTCATTTGTATTACCAGCTTGTGCCGTCAATGCCCCGCACCAGCGGCTTCGAACATTCATTGTGGCCCACGCCGACAGCAAGCGATACTTTTACCGCGAACCTGAAAAGCAGCCAGCAGAGGATAGGCAGTCGCCATTCAGTAACGTTGCCACAAGCGGTGAGAATGTTTTGGCTAACTCCGACGGCAACAGATGGGAAAAGAGCAAGCCAGCAAAGTGGCAGCCTGAACCCAGCGTGGGTCGAGTGGCTGATGGGGTACCCAATCGGTTGGACAGAATAAAAGCGTTAGGCAATACAGTAGTCCCACAGCAAATACTGCCGATATTTAAAGCAATCGTTCAAATTGAGGAGGCCGATCAATGGAGCCAGAAGTAGACGATGTTTACATCAGCCAAGTGACCGGAGAACCGGTTTACGTGGACATCAAAGGAATTTTGTACAAGCTTACGAAAGTAGAGGACGAAAAATGAGCGAAAAAAACTGTACATGGTAAAGAACGATGAAGGGGAATACTGGGACTTTGAAAGCCGAGACGATTTCTGGGAACTGATCAATGTATCTTGCCCCGTTACGGTTAGTGAAGATCATGCCAAATATACGGTTAAAGAGCATGGTGGTCACGTTGTCACTTTGATTGATGAGCCTGAAAAGGCAGTGCTAACCAAGGAACAAGCCGAAATCGTTGAAGGGGCAAACGAGTCTCAATTTCCAGCAAACTATATTACTTCACACACTCCCTCTTCTGATGATGAAAAATTGATTATGGAAGCTTACGTCAACGGCTACACCGTGGAAAAGGAAAAGAAATACAACGTCAAGGTGCCATATGCAGATCATAATTGGTATCTAAAAACTCATGATGGAAAACTTGATACCATATTTGTAGAAGGGTTAGCCAAAGGATTTGGTGGATACCCAGATGGAATTGAGCTCACTAATGATGATATTGAGAAATTTGGCTTGCAAGACTGCGAGAAAGAAGAGGTGACTGACGATGCTGATTAAGCTAGACAGCGGTGACTATGTAAACACGGATTATATTGAACGATTGTGGATGATTAATGAACATGACGGCTTCATCAGGTTTGTTAACACTCCAGACGTCCCTATCAGTAAAAATGATCGTGGCCTTATTCTAAAGGCCATGGCATTTTCACCATTAATTAATGGTGAAAAGGTGACTGACAATGCTGATTAATATGGACAAAGGATCATATTCTCTTAACACCGATAATGTTGAAGCGTTAGGCCACTATTCTGGCGTTAGGCATGGAGAAAAAGCGTATTTTGCAGATGTTGTTTCGGGTAACCGCTGGAACATGACAAAAAAAGACCATGATCGAATCGTGGCCGCCATGAGCAACAAAGAGGTGACTGATGATGAGCAATGAGACGAAGCGGGACGTTGTAGAAGCAATATTATTGGCAAAAGATACCGACACGATTTGGGACAGTTCAAATGTTAGATATTACTTGAACAGGTATGATGCCGCTTTGCCAGATAATCTGCCGGTGATTCCGAAAGCGGTTGGGAAATGGATCAAAGAGTGCAAGCACAGAAATGTTACATTGGCAGATACATTATGTATGGAAATGCGCCCCGAAAACGTTAGGAACTGGATGGCATTTAAAGATGGGGATATTGCCAACGACTTTGATAGGGCTGGCTATCTCCGCAAGCAGGATCTGATGGCACGTGCATGGGTGCTAGGTGTCTGGCGCGTTGAGGAAACAGGCGAAATCGTGAAATTGGAGGCGGAGAAATGACGAAAAAGATCAAACACACCATCGCCTATATTATTTTAGCATCGTGGACGGGTGTCATCATTTACGGATTTGCCAGTTTCCTTTGGGATTTGGTTGTTAAGCCTTTTATCAAATTTGGAATAGTTAAATCATTGACTACCTTGATCTTCGTAATTGGCGCAGGGACAGTTGCATGGTTCGTTATTTGGGCAGGCAAAAAGTTGATCGACTGGCTACTAGAAGAATAGAGGCGGAGAAATGAAAAGAGAGATTAAGTTCAGAGCGTATAGCAGTCACAACCACAAAATGTATCCAGTCAGTAATATTGAATGGGATATTGATGGCCATATTTGGGTAACTGCTGATGATGGCAAAAATGGCACTGAACTAATTGACGAAGAAGCCCATTTGATGCAATACACCGGCGTGACAGACAAGAACGAGCGGAAAATCTACGAAGGCGATATTATTGTTACTCACCCTAAAAGCAGATATGAGGCTCCTAAGAGTGGCGTAGTTCAGTTTGGGGGATCTTGTCCTAGCTTTGGATACAAAACGGAAGATGGGGAGGATTACGATATTTGGAGTAGCAATGCTTATCGAACGTACGAGGTCATCGGCAGCATCTTTGAGAATCCGGAGCTGCTGGAGGGAAAGCAATGAAAATAAGGCCTTACCGTTTCATGTCATGGCTTAATTTCATTTTATGTATTGTGGCTTCATTTATGCCTGATAAAAATTTGGTTTACGGATACTATAAAACGTTTGTTTTTCTGACATTAGCAGCAATCTTGTTTGCGCTTTGGGACATTGCGGATTCAATCAGGGAGGGAAAACAATGAGAGCAGAACATCATTCAAGAATCAAGTCAGCATTCATTAGTTTTGTGTCAAGCGTTTGTATCATCGCATGTGCATTCATGACGTCAATCATCTTCATTGTCGGATGTTGGATATTGAAATCATTGCTCGAAGGACTGTTTGGATAGACAAAAAGCGCACCACGAGGGCACGCCTGACAATTAATTATCCGCAAAATAATTATACCATAAGGGGTGGCGCTTGTGATGGAGCTTTTATCAATTAGCGATGAAAAGGATCGGGAAGCAGTCGAAGATATCCTGAATAAATACCGAGCAGAGCGCGGATTCATAAAAGCGCCAGTCAATCCAAAGATCACCAGTGCATGGGGAGACGGTACTTCTGCCAGCACTGTTCAGCGTCCTATGTATGCACAGCAGCGTTTGGAGAGACAAGCATCAGCGCGTAAGTTCTGCGACTGGTGCGACAATTGCATTGCGTCGATGCCGAAACAATCACATCAGCGTTTATTAAGGGTGCGCTATTGCGATGGACCCGAAACAGACACGCCAGACGGTGATGCAATGAATATTCTCGATATATCTTCAGCAACCTACACACGCAGAAAGAAAAATGCGTTGTTAGCAGCGGCCTGGTACTTTGGCGTCACACCCAGAAAAAGTAGTGAGCAATAAATGATCGATGAATGAGGACTATTTGAGGATTAATTGATTGATAAATGAGTGGCGAACTAAAAACGAAAACCCTTATGATGGTATTGTGCCAAAGGTGAGAAACCTGAGACACCGCATTTTTCCTCCGAGCCTCAGTGATGATAAAGCTGTGGCAAGGCGTGGCAAATGGACTGGCTGCGATAGTCAGGCGGGTTCGATTACCACATGCCACATTTCACCCGTTAAGTGCGACTGCAGACAACGTATACGATAAGCCTATCATGACGATGAGAAGCAGGGTGGAATTGGCTGTGTTTCAAGAGACAGCACAGTATTAAATACTATGTTTCAAGAGGCAGCCAAGAGGTCGTATTTGGTAAAGCATATTGACGGCATATGTATGTGGGTTCGATTCCCACCGGCCTCATTGTCCAGTTTAGCGACCGGACACAGCTTGCGATGACCCCATCTGACACTGGGAGAGCGAGCAAAGTAAAGGGCTATGATGGATGCGCGTATCCGAAAAATAATGCGAAAATGATGGAGAAGAGCTACATACGTCCATGTAGTAAGCGTGCTGATTGTACGCCTCAACCATCGTTGACATCGCTGTGGCGGAATAGGTAGACGCCAACCAGTACATGCGCATAGTTAGAGGGGCTGGCAATGGCCCATGTCGGGTGCAAATCCCGACCAGCGATATACGGCCGATAATTGAGATGTTTTGCAGCGTCAATAAATTAAACTGCTATGTTAGCGCGACATAGTAAGCCAATCTATTATGCTAGTAGATTGCAATGATGGGGCAGATGCGGCTCGCCCATCAATCATGCGAGCAACAGATGAGGGAAGGCATTGATACCGGTTAAGCAATGCTGAAACAGGACGGTGCAACTCCGCCCGCTCGCTTTGGACCAAGTCCGGTAAACCCTAGGAGTAGGCACCGGACTATAGCACTCCGCCAAACGGTGAGGTGCTATTTTTGTGCAACAAAAAAGCCCTCGCTCTGGGAAAACGAAGGCCAATCACTTTTGGAGTGTGAGAATGAACTCACTAAGTCATTGTAACACAATACTTATAATAGGCACATAAAAAAGCTCTCGGGGCCGAATCCGAGGGCTTAAGAACTCGGGAAGTTCTTTATGAGGAAGCTGAGCAGAATCGCTAAACTGCTCACAGACATTATATTTCAGGAGGCGAGTAGATGCAATGGACAGATGAACAAATCAGCGGCATTAGGAAGCTCGCCTCTGAAGGATTTACCAGACGTGAAACAGCCG